AGAATATTCTCATATTCTAGTTCTTGGTGCATAATCTGAGCAACCTGATCAGAAACGTTTGTTTCAATCAGGATAAATGCGTTGTTGTATTCAGAAGCTACTTTGAAGATTACTGACGGGAACAACAATGGTGTAATATCATTTCGTCTATACTTAGCCACGATTCGATATGGTGTTTCCGTAATATCAATCATTTGGATAGTTGAAGAGTCGCCCTCAACGCCAGCTGCAATATCAATAACACCACAATATGTGTGGTTCTTTTGTGGTCTCTCAAATACGTCTAAACCATCCTTGCTTAGGATAGGTTGATCAACTGTCATCTTAGCGATAACGTCGGCACGGATTAGGGTTAGACTAGAACCTAGGAAGTTACATAAAACCTCTTGGTTGAACTTGAGTTCACCAAGCATACGCTTTTGTTCTTCAGCCCACGCAGCGTCGCGACCTGGGATTTCCCAATAAGGGATAAACAGCGGAACGAATCCGTTACGGTCGTTCTCAGCATCGTTCCAGAAACGCCAGAAGTGGTTGTAACCCAGTGGAGTGGATGATAGAAGAATCTTAGTAGTTTGACCAGCAGAAATAGTTGGGTAAACCGCAGTAAAGAATTCTTCGGCAACGTTGTTTGGAATAATCGCAGCTTCGTCAACGTACAACATGTTAACAGACTTACCACGAATACCAGACTTACCTGTAGCAGCGGTGAATACTTTTGAGCCGTTTTCTAGTTCAATATCACCCTTGTTCCAACCAGTAACACCTTGTTGCATCCACTTAGGTAAGTGTTCATACATTGTCTGATAACGATCCAAAACTTCACGTGCGGCTGCAGCTTTGTTAGCCAAGATAGCCACTTGTTTGTTAGCTTGGAATAGGGTGTACCAGAGAATGTACGCTGCGGAAGAAGTCGTCTTACCTTGCTGACGACCTTCCATTAGAATAACACGACGGTTATTATGAATGATGTCAATCTTCTTCTTTTGACAATCATATAACTTGAATAACTTTAAACCATAGTCAAGCGTAACGATGTAACAGTAGTTTTCAATGAAGTAGATTGGGTCTTGAGAGCACTTAACATACTCCTGAACTTGGTCAGGAGTAAATTGAAAGGTAATACCAGCAGCTTTTAAGTTCGCATTACTATTATAAATTTCAGCCATAATTTATTAGAGTTCGTTAATCCATCCATCAGAAGTGATTATCTGTTCGCCGTTTGGACCAAACTCTCCAGTTGCGCGATATGTGGCGTCGATTGGAGTTGCTGGAGCAGTATTAATACCTAAACCAGCATCAGCTTGAAGGATAACACCTTGTTGAGAAACTGGACCAAACATAGAAACTTTCATTTGGAAGTTAATAGTGTGAATAACAAAACGTCTTTGTTGGAACGTACCTTCAAATTCGTCAGAAACAATAACTGAGTTCAGAACAACTGGCACATCCAAAGTAATACCCATATCATCTACGGCATTAATGGTCATAGAATATTCTGGGGTAAACCAAGGAAGGATTTGTTCGATAATCTGAAGGGCGTCTTCTTGTGTCTTTGTAACGATGTACAACGACATATCAATGTTGTATGGGACTGGAGTTCTTACAATAGATGTAGATGTATCGCCATTAGCAACTGCGGCATCGTTCTTCATATATTGCATACGGTTAACCTTACGCAAAGAATCGTAAGTGTATGCGATAATTTCAAATGACATTCTAGGTAGAGAAGTCAGCGTGTGGTTCTCTAATGTTGGATCTTCATCCAAACGAACTAACCATTTTTCCTTCGGCGCATAAGACAATGGAACGTGTAATCTCTGAACAGTTGGACCATTTACTGGGTCATCTTCTTTGCGGTCAATATAGATGTTAGAAAACAGACGACCGAATCCGATAATACATTTCCTAACAATACCGTGATAAAATACGCTATTATTTAACATTAAACTTCTCCAAATGGATTGTTCTCATTGAACACCGCATTTTCAGAAACAGCCTTATCTTTGAATGTTTGGTTGTCTGCGAAACCAGTAGCGTCTTCAACTTGAGGGTTGATTGCCACGTCGAAAGACTTGAGAGTTTCAAACGTATCAATATCAGCAATACCTGTATCAATTTTCTCAGAAGAGTATTGATATAATTCAACGTCGAGTTTGTAAGTATACAAACGACCTAGTTGATAAAAAGGCTCTTGGTGTTTAACGAACTTGATTTCAAACAAACCTTTAGTTAAAGGGTAATAAATCAAATCACCTTCGTTTGGTCTGTTTGGAAGATATGTTGTACCGTGCACACCGATTAAATCTGTCCATCGTTTACGGGCAACTGTTAGAGTTGCAGACTGATCCATTAGTAAACCGAACTTTTGAATCATAGCACCCTGACCCGCTAAACTCTCAATGTTATCAAAGTACATCTCAATTGGATAAGCGTGCTCGAATTTACTCAAACGATCTTCGCCGAAGATACGGTCTGTTGATACCTGAGTGCGAGGAATGTATAAGAAGTCTTTACCGTAGATCTTCAAAGACTCAATGATGATCTCCTCGATGAGATCTTGTTCTCTTGTTGTCCCTTGGGTGAAGTATGGATTAGTTGCCATGTATTACCCCAAGAAGAAGTCAAGTGGTGCTGATTTTGTTCGTAGTTCGTCTTCTAGATCTTCAATCTCTTTAACAGCTTCAGCGTATAGCTTATCACCATCAAGAGTAACACCACCTGGTAGTTGTAAACCAGAGAACTTCTTAATGTTAACTGCCCATTGCTTTTTAAATAGCGCAGTTACATAGTGTTTCAACCAAGGCTCGCCAAATACTTTAGCGAAGTCTGCTGGGTTAATAGCACGGTATCCTTGTAATAAAACGTAGTCGCCAATAATGATATCAGTTTCCCAATTTACATCAAGGTACAAACGGTTTTGCATACGATTGAAACGGTACAATGGGTGTCCGTTTAATTCAAGGTCAAGCATCGCCAAGTGTGACATCACTGTTTTATAATATACGATAGATGTAGAAGTAAGGTCGTATAAGTCGTTTAAGCGAAGTTGGTATTGTAAGTCAAAGATATTTTTAGACGATGATGCTTGACCAATATTTAAAACTTTAGTAACACCATAAACGTAGTCTGGTGTTGTAATGTATTTTAGATCGTACTCGCCAAGAGTGACTGGATTGGTTGCAGCAAGAACAGCAGTATGACCAGAAGAACCAGTAATAGTTTCTCCAGCAACGAATGTACCAGTTACATTTCGTACATAGATACTTCCGTTGACAGGTTGACTACCAGATTCTAGAATAACCTTGGCTTGTGCGCCAGAAGTAGCTCCAGTGATAACCTCAGCAACCACAAAGTCTGTACCGTTGTTAGATTGAAGGTTTAGAGTAGAAGCACGAATACGGTGCTTCAAATACATCTGCTCTACACCCTCGTAGTGGTATAAATTCCAGTAATCTAACGCTTCGTCTAAACGGTCTTCTAACTGTACATCGTCCACGTTGATCTCTAGCACTGGAGCACCTAGTGCTCGCAGCGCATATTGTTTTAATTGTTCTCTAGTTGCGACAGCCATATTCTTCTCGGTTATTAGCTAATATATTATTTATGCTTCTTCCGTTTTATGAATAGTTCTTGCAAGGAATTTATAGTGAGTCTCAAGAGTTTCGATATGTTTTAATACTTCTTCTTTATGTAAGAGCCAGTTAGAATACACTTCTTTCTGTCCATCAACAGTTTCCATATATTTTAAGTTCTGGTATTTAATCTTAGCAGAATCTATTGGGTTATAACCCATACCCGCTGCGATATAGATGATGCCGCTCATTGAAGAGTTATCAAATACTCTAGACCTAAACAACCTAGAAGCCAAGTCTTGGTTTGATGTTAGAATAGCTGGGACAAATTCTGTCATAGACTTTGAATACTCAACATTACCAGATACATGTTTCCAATATGGAGTATCGTTCCTCATCGACAGCGCATAGTGCTGGGAGATAAATTCCTTAAACCCTAAGATCTGTTCATAAAAAGCGTAATTGAAAGTGTCAACATCAAAGCGTGTTACATTTCGATTTCTCATCTTCAACAGGCTAATAATCTTTGTGATACACTCATGAGTTAACATCAACCCTGTCGACTCTAGCGGTTCAATAAAGCCATTAGACAAACCAACACCGATAACGTTCTTTTCCCATGCCTTTTTATGAACACCATGTTTGATTTTAATATGACGCACTTCGCAAGTATCCGCACGTTCTGCGTCTGGGAATATCATACGGTTGCTTTTTAAGTGTTTTCTAAACTGCGCTTCGGCTTCTTCCTTAGTGGCGAACTTAGAAGAATAAACATATCCAGTGCCGATACGATTCCATAGAGGAATATTCCAAACCCATCCAGCTTCAATCGCTGTACAACTTGTGTAGTTTTCCATCTCTTTATCTTTGTCGATATAAGGGATGATAGTAGCGATAGCACTATCGTTCATTAGGGTATCGTGAAAAGACACAAACTCTACACCCATCGCTTGTTCTAATAATAAAGATTTAAAACCAGTACAGTCAATGAACAAATCAGCGTGTAGATCACCAGATTGTTTTGTGGAGATAGTTTTAATGTAACCGTTTTCGTCTTTATTAACCTCAGTAACATCATCGAGAATATGTGTCATACCTGATGGTAGGCATAGTTTATCTCGTAAGAATATACCAAACTTTGTGGCGTCCATGTGGTACGCAGTGTCGGTTCTAAAATCAAAACCTCGAACCTTTCCATCTTCATTCTTTGTTAGCTTGTTCTTATCAGTCATCAAGATTGAATCATGAAAGAACTCTGCAAAGTTTGAATTGTCAATTTCTGGGTTGTGTACCTTGTTGATAAACCAATCCATAATAGATCTTGGTTTATCCGTGAAATCAAACATACCAAATGGATAGTGAAACTTATGAGGTTCTTCTTTTGGATTCTCTCTAAAGTCAATGAACTTGATAGAAGTTTTATAAGTTGCATTACAGTGAGGCATCCAATCCTCATCCTTGAGATCTAATAAACTTAAGAACTCATTAATATGACCAATTGTAGATTCTCCAACTCCAATGATTGGAATGTTTGGCGATTCAATCAATGTTAATTTTACTTCTGGGAGTTGCTTAGAAATAGCTGCTGCTGTCATCCAACCAGAACTTCCACCGCCAACAATCGTGATAGAGTTAATTTGGTTTTTCATCATTTAAATTCTTTCCTTATTTGTAATGCTGAGTCAATGTCTTGGAATCCAAAAGTACGCTCGCACTCGTGGCAATCCCAACATTGGTTTCTACAAGAAGATAACAACTTCTCTAGTTTTTTACCACCTTCAGTTGTCCAAATGCCGTTGTATCCTTTGAAGGTTTTTGTGTAATCACCCTTTACAGTCCTTACATCAACCCATCCTGGAACCCATTCGTGGATTGGCATTAAGTTATTTTCAACAATATCTTGAAAGTTATCAGCATAAACTGTTTCGTTTGCGAACTTAATAACCTGCTTAAACCTGTCGCCACCCTTATAGAACCAAACTGCCTTTAGGTGTTCGGTATCTTCTAAGTTGGTTGCTGGGACTGTCAAACGACCAGAGTATTTAAAAATATCAACTAAATCAAAGAACTTGTTAAACATAGTAGCGTCGTTGGCAACCAAGTCAATACCTGAACGTGGTAGTTCTGCGAATTGTTGTAGACCTCTCCATCCGTTACATGAAAGGTTCGCTGGTCCAGCAAAGTATTCTGTACTGATATGTTCACCAACAGCGTCGTGTTCTTTCTTGAACGGGCATCTATAGATGCAAGACTCCGCCACCAATAGAGATGTTAGTAGTTTCTTTTGAGGGTTTTTGCTGTTTAGATAATTTTGAGCTTCGCGAATACGGCGAAGCTCTTTAATGTTTCTATTTAAAGAACGGTCTAGCAGAATTGTATTATAACCAAGGTATGCATAGTCAATTAGTTGCTGTGCGTCTGCCACAATCTGATTTACAGTAGACTTCCAACGCATGTCTGGACATCTAGCTTGTAATTCACCCGTGCGCATAATATGCTCTGAGCTGATTGTACAAGACCTTAAACCTCTATCATAATATGAACCAATCCACTCAACGAACTTAGCGCGAATGTCGTGATCAAATACAACCTCGTTTGGAACTTCAACTGTGTTGAACGTTAAAGATATTTCAACACCAGTTTCTTCTTGTAGTTTAAACAAATAATCTACTTGGGCGTCTGATGCTTGAACACCCATGGCGTTACCACATCGTTTAACCTCACCCTTGTATTCATATTCAAAATACTTACCAAAATAAACATCGTGGATGTTATCCAAGTACGCTGGATCAGCGTTCTTCATGACCCTATAATAGAAGTCTTCATATTCACCACTAAATCTATCAAAATGCGCAACAGAAAATCTCTTAGAGAATTTATTCATAAAAACGTTCACCTCACTAAATTGTTATAATGTATTTATGTTGGTAGATTTTGGCTAGTTGGTTCGGTTACTGGTGCAGGTGCAGCGACAGTAGCGGCAGCTAGAGTTGCAGCGTGTTGTTTATTCCATTCCATAACTGCTGCTGGATCATCTTTCGGGATAGTGGCTTTTACTTGGGCGACGTGAGAAGCCCAAGGACCATCTGGCGCAATAGTTCCAGTCGCGGCTAATTCTTTGAACATCATATCCATTTGCTCACCTACGCTCTTATATGCGATCTGACGAGCAACTCTGTAACCTTCTTCAACAAACCCTGGGATCGCCAGAGGGTTGTGTGGCGTGAATGTATTAGTGCTTTCATCGTATGTATGTGATGTTAAAACATCGTCTGGGCAATCAACCCATTTAAAATCAGAAGTTGTTTCGAACTCTCTTCCTTGTTCTACAACTTCACAAACTCTACCAATTTCAATTAAACTAATTAATGCTCTTTTCATTTACCTATACTCCCAAATAAATACTGCTCCAGCAGTTCCTACACCACCAGCCCAGTTCTCGTTAGTTCGCCCCCCTGGACCACCTACGCCTGGTGCCGCCGTGCCAACTGTTGATCCAGAGGATGCTCTATTTAAACCAGAAGCTCCGCCGAAATATGATCGACCGCCTCTTGCAGTTGCACCATGGGACATGCTGTTACTGTGTCCAGTGCCACCACCACCATACAAGTTAATATCGCCACCTGAACCCACACCACCATAACCACCCGTGTGGCTGATGTTCTGGTTAGAACCATAACCACCAGAAGCAGAAACATAAGAACCGAATGAAGAAGTACCACCATTACCAGCTGCTGCGTAATAACCTGTGTTGCTACCACCTCCGCCAACTGTTACTGTTACGCTATTCACGTTCTCTACGCTGATTAACTTTTCTGCATAACCACCAGCACCACCAGATTCACAATATCCAGCTGCTCCACCACCGCCACCAACAACCTTAACTAAAACTTTAGTGCAGTTAGTTGGTCTGGTCCAAGTATATGTTCCAGATGAAGTATAAGATGACATCGAGATAATCTCTCCGTGATCTTTAGTTGGGGTGTTTGCAGAAGTAGCCTGTGGTGTGCCGTCGCTATAAACAATAGCTTCTGGTTGAACTGATGGATTTGTTAAATCTATGTTTAACAGGTGTTCAATAGTTGGTTGATTGCCGTCAACCAATTCTATCCTTGGAGAGTAGAATTGTAAGCGTGTTGTTGTATCACCACAGTAATAGTGGTATGTTCTGTGCATACCAGCATTTGCAGAAGGACTCCATTTACAATCCCAAGGAATATTTCCTTGATTGCCGAAAATCTTACCACCCTTTTTAGTCCAAATACCAGTATCGTTATGCGGTGCAGTGCCAGTTGGAGTAGTATGCGGAAAGATGTGACCAACAACTAGATACCACTGGTTTTGACTAAAATAGCTTGTGCTTCTATAATCAAAATATGGATTAGTATTTGATGCGCCATCGTGAAGACCATATACGTCTCCAGAACCATTAGAATGGCACCCCATATAGAAAGTACCAGCGCTAGTGCTAGATGTTCTTCTAACCCATACAGAATATCTGTATGTTTTAGTGTTATCTATCATAACGTATGTACCTTCCCAACCACCATCGGCATCACTACCACCAGTTGGGTATGTGCCCCAAACTAAAACAGATTGACCATATGGACCAGTGTCATAGATTCTATTGTTCTCTGCAATTGCGCCGTTGATTGGAAAGTTTGCAACTGTGTTTTGCCCAACTGTCCAAGTAGACAAATCGAGCAAGTTCAGATTGTTTAATTTTTTAAGTTGTACTGGCATATTATTACTTATAAGCGTAAACTACAACGATACCGTTCTCACCATATGCAGTGCTACCACCGCCACCATCATCAGTGCGACCACCTGGTCCACCAGAACCCCATGCGCCTGTATACAATTTATTAGAAGTTGTATCTCTTCGGACGGCAGAAGAACCACCCCAGAACGAGCCACCTCCAGTGCCTCCTGGGTAGTAGCCATGGCTATTGGCGTGTCCAGTGCCACCACCACCATATAAGTTGATCTGTCCACCTGAACCCACACCACCAGCACCACCAGAGTGACTGTAGTTTTGGTTGGCACCGTATCCGCCAGAAGCAGAAACATAAGAACCAAAAGAACTAGTTCCACCATTACCTGCACCAGTATAATATCCAACACTATTACCACCACTGCCAACTGTGACAGAAACTGTTGTCAAGTTTGTTGCGTCAATTTCTTTCTCAGCGTAGCCACCACCACCACCAGATTCACAATATCCAGCTGCTCCACCACCACCACCAGTTACCTTAACTGTAATTTTGGTACAACCTTCTGGTTTTGTCCAAGTAAATGTCCCAGGAGATGCATATGAAGTGATGGAAATAATTTCACCTCTAGACAACCCGCCAGTATTTACTTGATCTGTTGAATCTTGATATGTAACTTTACCTTGATATTGTTGAGTAGTTCCATGAAATCTAGGGCTTGTTGCATTGTAAACTTGTAAACACTCAGCGTCCGTTAGTTGTCTATTCCAACAAGCAAACCAAGCAATGTCACCCCAATACTGACCACCATCTAATGGATTGGCGTTGGCGTTATTATTACCATAACCGCCGAGGGAATTAAACCCATATTTAAATGCAGCGTTGTTGGAATTGTTTGAACCAACAATAGTTCCTGGTGTGTCATTTAAACTTAATCTAAGAGTTGGTGCGCTTGACCCGAATCGGAAAATCATCATAACCCAGTTAGATGTTCCATAGTTGGGTAAACTTTGTTGACTATAACCAGTGCTATTAAAACCAGAACCGTTTTGGTTGTCATACATACCAATCAACCACCCTGGTGTTGATGGTCCACCGCATATAATGTGATGATCGCTGGTACTAGTCGCACCTCTAATTAGAGTTCTCCAGTTGGTTGTATTATTTAAAATACGTGTCCAAACAATAATAGTTGCGTTTCCTTGTTCTTTACCAACAATACCTACATCGTTTGGGTTAGCTGATTTTGCTAAACCATACTGACCAGTAAAGTCCATGTACTTAACGCCAGATGGATTATACGCACGGGCATCTACTTTAAAGTTATTATTAAGACCGCTTAGATCATACCAAGTTGTTCCACCACCATCTGCTCCTGGATATGATGCAGGGTTCCCTGCATCCAAATGAACACATAGAGCTTTTTGTGGGATAGTTATTTCTGATTTACCAAATGTTATTGCCATACATACCTTATGTATATGAATAAACTACAACGATGCCAGCTGCACCAGATGAGCCATACCAACCACCATTTGATGGTCCACCAGCGCCACCTGCTCCTGGGGCAGAGTAGCCAACTGCACCATAGTTTGCATTGTGAGATACTGAGTGTCCAGTACCAAAAAATGTTTCGCCTCCACGTCCGATAGCACTTCTAGAACCACTAGAACCATGTCCAGTACCAGTACCACCGTAGACGTTAATATCTCCATTACTACCATAACCACCGTGTCCGCCAGTATGAGCGACGTGTTGGTTGGCACCGTATCCACCAGAGGCTGAAACATAAGAACCAAACGAAGAAGTACCACCATTGCCACCAGCTGCGTAGTAAACGACACTACCACCGCCACCACCAACAGTAACAGAAACTGCATTAACAGCAGAGACGTCAATGACTTTCTCGGCATATCCTCCGCCACCGCCAGACTCGCAATGATATGCGCCTCCACCGCCACCACCTAAAACTTGAACCATAACTTTCTTGCAACCAGCTGGTTTATACCAAGTGGAAGTGCCAGAAGTATAGGTATCAATTTTGATGAGGCTACCAGAGTCTGTGGTAGTATCTACCTTAGTGTTTTGTGCTGAAGCATCACTGAAGGTGATGCCAGTATTAGTTAAAGTTACGGACATTTTATGCTCCTAACTTATCAACTCGTTCTTTTAGTTCTTTAATTGCTTCTACGATTAATGGAATCAAACGATCATACTGAACAGTCATATAGTTTTCACCAGACTTGCTAGAACCGTCTTCTGCAATATCAAATGGAGCAGGTTTGACGGCTTGAGGTTGAACTTTCTTTACGTCTTGAGCATAAAGACCAACCTGTTCTTCATAGTTGTTATAACCAAACTTCTCAGCTAATTTGTTCTGTGTATAAACCACTCCAGTTAACTGTTCGATTTTTTCTAAAGCGTTCTTAATCTGTTCAACTTCAGTCTTCAATCTTTTATCAGAATAGAATGCAGTGATCTGATTGGTTGCTCTAATCTCACCAGCAGTGCCTGAAGCTGCAGTTCCAACGCCAACTGAGTTAGTTTGTGGGTTTGGAGTTAAAACTCCAGATGATGCCTTTGTAAGTGCCATGGTTTACCTTAATTATTTTTTGGTTCTTCTGGGAGTTCCCATAAGCATGTTTGTAAATTTAGAGTAGCTTCTTCGGAAGGTCTTGGTGGGATAAATGCGTCTAGGTCTTTATCATACGTGTAACCTACTGCTGCAAAATTCTTACGGAGACCTTGCCCTTCTACAGACTTTGTGAAGTTGTTAAAATATTCTCCACCATGGGTATTATAAGAAGTCTTAATCCACATCGATGGATTACCAACTGCTCCACTATCAATAAAATCCTGTTCAGCTACAATAACCTGTGTAACAATTCCATTTTCAACTTTTGCGAAATGTGCCATGTTCTAACCTTATAGATAAACTTTTACTAGTACAATACCTGATCCACCAGAACCAGAGCAAGAACCCCACCATGCTTTTAGAGCAGCATCTTCAGAGGCACCACCACCTCCGCCGCCAGTTCCTGGTAGACCGTTGATTCTGTTGATGCTGAAAACACCAGCGCCAGCTGAATATTCTCTGGCTGAAACGCCATTACCACCGCCACCTTGACCACCTGAGCTTTGTGCTAACAACGCAGAAGTAGAATAGCTTCCACCACCGCCACCTCCACCGAACCAACCACCTTCACCAAACCAATTGCCGAAGATGCCAGATAAGTCAACGCCGATACCACCATTGCCGCCAGTAGAGTTGTTTACAGAAACAACAGGTGTTCCACCCACGCCACCAGCACCACCACCACCAGCACCGCCATAGTTACCGTTACCGCCACCATAACCACCAGAGTTACCTTTGGTTGTCCAACCAGCAAAGGTGGTTTGAATTGAAGCCGCACCTTGAGTGTTGGAATCAGTACCGTTTCTTGCACCGCCACCACCACCAGAACCACCAGATGTCGGAGCAGCATAATTATCAGAAGCACCGCCACCACCACCGCCAAGAGCAGTCACACCGAACGCTATGGAATTATCACCCTTCATACCAGAAGTTGTTGCGCTGTTCCACCCGTGACTACGACCAGCACCACCAGCACCGACAATAATCGGGTATGACCCTGCAGTGATAGAGTGACCTTGTTTATAAACAACACCACCAGCACCACCGCCACCTTTACCAGTATCTTGGTCACCATAACCTTGACCACCAGCACCACCACCGCCTACCAATAGAACGTCTACGTTCATTGCAGTATCTGTGTAGAATGTTCCGCTGGATAAGAAAGCATGTAGTCTATAAGTTGGAGTTTCTACGACAGTACCGCCAGTTGTATTTACTAAACTCTTTACAACTTGCCACCCAGTACCATCGTTAAATTCAATGGCTTTACGATCAACATTGTGGCGGAAATAACCAATAGTGTTTCCTGGTCGTTGAGCGTTAGTACCAGAAGGAATTACCATAGCCCCAGTACCATTAGAGTTTGCAACGTCATATTTTTGAACAGTGACGTTACCATTAACGATAGATGCAGAAGAAACGCTCGAGTCTGCTGGGGTGATAGTGAGACCAGAAGCAGTTAGAGCAATACACTCAATAGAAGATCCAGCAGGTGGCGCTTCCGTGAAGGAAACCTGTCCACTACCAATTGAATATGTTGATGTGTGTTGTTTTACACCATCAATCGTGACTATCAACGAAGCTGCTGATGGTGGTACTCTAGATAAAGTGAATGTAGTAGTTGTTCCATTACCAGCGAATTGATCAGATGTGTATTGGGAGAACTTAGGGGCTGATTGACCTGTTAACAATGCCATGTTATTTTTCCATTATTGTTTTGGATATTTATCTTTGATCGCTTGGATTTGTGCAGCCATTTCTTCTGGGAATACACCAGCTTTAAAAAGGGCATCTAATTGATCACCGATAGATGGATATTCTTTAGATCTTAATGTTCTGTACTCGTTTTGCTTATCGAGTTCTTCTAATCTAATCGACTCGTCAATAATTTGTTGTTTAGTTGGTTTTTTAGAACACTCAACCCACTCAAGTTTATTCAAGTCGCTTTCGTGTAGAATCCATTTAGAATTTGGCGCAAGCGATTCAATAGCTTTGGCAATATATTTCATTGTTTAATCTCCATCAACCACATAATTCTATTACCCCATCCGTTGTTAACTTCGCCTGTGCCACCATAAGGTGTAAACCATAAAGTAAAAGTTGTAGATGCAGTGTTGTTAGCAGGGACTACTGTTTCGCACGCTAATTGATAGTGGTGGTTTACCGAGTCTCCTTTATACACAAATGCTAAACTACTTCTTAGATTTGAACCATTGACATATGAGCCATCGCGTTTAATACCAAGAGTTCCGCCAAGAGCGTTGATAATACGAACTTGATGTTCTGCGTGTATCAAGATAAGACTGTTTGAAAACTTTGGGGCATATGTAATGCTCACCGCAGTTTGGTAATCTGTATCTGCTGCAATTAAAGTATAATTATCATTGCTTGGATGATCTTCATATTTTACAAAACCAACGATCGCGCTGGCTGTCATGTTTGCTGGTAAGATAGCTTGTGATGCTATCTTAGAAGAAATGATAGAACTATCTTGTAAATTAGCAGAAGGTATTTGTCCAGCTGCGTTTGGTAACAACCTGGCAAGGTTACGAGCATTACTCATTTAATTATCCTTGTTGTTCTTGAAACTGTCTGAATTCTTCTTCCAAACGAGCTTGTCGTTCAGCAGCAGTTTCGACCTCTGTCGCAAGAACGATATCGTCTTTAGTACCAGTGATTGGCTCGCCGAGTGTTAGTTTGCGTTGTACTTCAGCTTGTACTAATTCTTCAATCGCCAGATAACATCTAGCGTGAACTGCATTTTGAATCCACTCATTCTGGTCAGCTACAAATACAGATAGTGCTTTGTCTTCTGCATCTGTTAGAGTTATTGTATATTGTTTCATTTTTATCCTTAACTTACCAAATATGCATACATTCTATTATAATCAGCATTACCATGTACGGTTGAGTTAATTACATAAAATTCTATGTATTCATTTGCGTTTATATAAACAGGGTTTTGAACCGAGAAGTTATCGTGATTTGTTGGAGCATGCCCTTGAGTTCTAGAACCACCGCCACCATTAATATCAACGCCATTAACTCTTATAGAAACTTGACAACCGTTAGAAGTTGCTAGATGATGATAACCAACAATATAAACGCCAGAAACTGGTACAGTTATTCTGTTGTTAGCGATAACCATACCGCCACGAGTAATCGGTCTATTGTTTAACTGAATAATGTTAGTTGCGGCAATATCAGTACCGCCATAACTAACTGACGCGATAGGTTGGTTAGCGACCGCTAATCTACCAGAAGAATCAATTCTAGCATATTCAGTCCATGTTGTTCCAGACCACCCATAAAACCTATGAGAACCAGAAACTCCTCTGGTGTCAGTAACGTAATGTACATCTCCACCATAGGTTGGCATAGAGCGACCCCATGCTTTTACAGATACACCCTGTGTACCAGAACCTTGACTAGCTTCTAACGAAACAGAATCAGTATCAGACCAAGATGAAACACCATAATTGGGGGATCTTAAGTATGACTGCATTGGAGTCTGACCAGTAGCAACCATATAACGTGTGTCAGCTTCAGATTTTGTATATGCATTCGCAACGTTGAACTGGTTATATGATACAACTTGGACAAAGTCTCCAACACCAGCTGCTGAGTTCAATACAATACTAAAGCCGTTAGTTGCAAAATAGTCGTCACCTTCCAATAACTTTACACCATTCAAGAAAACATCGACATCACCAACAGCATATCCTTGCGATAAAGTGAATGTAGTTTGCCCAGCAGTGGCTGTAAAGTTTGTTCTATCAACGCTTTTATATGCGGCTGCTCCGCTGCCAGAAAGTAAACCCATTAATTCACCTCTAGTACTGATGCGATAACGTCAACCGCTGCAGAAGAAGTCACCTTTAAAACATCTCCTGATTGTAGAACCAATTTTTGGTCACCGCCATATAAAACTAGAGTATCGGCGGCAGGAACAACGGCACCTTTAATTACGTGATAGTCAACAGAAGTTCTGCTTAATACAACTGATACTGACGCAGCGCCAGTTGTAGTATTAGCCAGAGAAAGACCGATCAACGTTGTTTGTGTAGCAATTCCGCCAGTTAACACAGTAGTCTGTGTTGTTACTGAGGAAGCAAGATAAGATTTGAATGTATTAGCCATAACTTTATTTATTATCCTAATGCGATAGCCATGGCAACAGAAGCGCCAGAAACACTATCAAGTTGAGTTTGAAGACCAGTGATTGAAGAAATACTGTGTTGATCTGCTAAGAATCTATCAGATAAAGCGTCATGAGATAATGTATCAAACGAGTTAGATCTAGTATTTTGTTTACCCATCAATTCTCTAATAGCCACGATATTTACACGAGCTAAGTTTTGAGTATAAGAAGAACGGGTCTTCAGGACTACCTTATACATTGGGGCAATTTCTGGCATAGGCAAACCATAAGAATCAAAGTTCTCGGTTTCTGCTTCAGCATATGTTGTCCAAATATTTCTACCCATCACCATTTTGATAGGAGCTCTCATATCGTTTGTTGCAATAATCCAATAAACGATATATGTATCATCAGTTGGAGAAGCTGTTACAGAACCAACACCTTCAATAATAGGGTTATAAAAACCTCTTGTAGTTGATGGATACCATGGAAGTTCTGTTCCAGCGCCAACTCGCGTATATGTTGTTCCGCTTAGATATATTACTGGCAGAATAGCAAGACCAGTAGAAACGCTGGATAGAACCTGCTCATAATTTCCACTAGAAACTTCAGAGTGAATAATACTGTGTTCTAGATCTTCATCAACTAAAACGATTGGTGAAGCTAATGAAAGACCAACAGTGTTTGGGTTGTTGACGGTATAAGTAATATCACCGCCAGATTTCCAGATAGCACCAATATTGGTGTGTTGGTGGTAGTGCCAAGTTTTGTCATTAGATACAGCGTGACGTTCATCGCTAAAGAAAATAGCGTATGATGTAGAAGCGTCCCAATAAATGTAGGCGACTAATAAGTTATCTTTAATGTTTGGGGTTGATCCAATGTCTACCAATTTAGCTTGGTTATAATCCCAGTGAATCCAATGTGAACCGCTGGCATTGGCAAGGATAACTGTCTTTGGCGCATCTATTAAAACAGCCTTACCTTTGTAATAGATCGTGAAGTTCGCGCCAGTTGGAGCCAACGTTAATGTTCTAGTAACATCATCAAATGTGATTGTGCTGCTTGTTCTGTTTACAAAACCAGTAGCATCGCCAGAAACCGTAACAGCATTATTAAGGTTAATAAAGTTCTGGTCAATTTCAGCGTTTGTTAAAGGTGAACCCTTTACTGTTGCGTCTGCTGCAGCCGTAACGCGAGTGGTAATTAATGGCATCTATTACTCCATCCCAATATGTTTCTTGATTGAACGAAGCTCTGCACGAAGTTCTTTAATACCTTCGATGAACAATGGAGCAAAACGGTCATAATCAACTGTTAAGTATTTATTATCAATCGCTGCTGGGTGTACAATCTCAGGTAGAACACCCTGAGTCTTTTGAGCAGAAACGCCAACTTCTCGTTTAGCTTTATAACCAAGTTCTTGAGCAGTCTCATTAGCCTCGTAATAAAAACCTTCAAGTTGTTCAATCTTGTCAAGAGCATTCTCGATTGTTCCGAGTTTAGTCTTTAATCTTTCATCAGAGTAATACGCTACAATGTTACCAGTAGCATAAATGCCGCCACCTTCAACGGCATTGCCGTGACCAAGGGCTAGTTGTTGCGCCCAGATAGTACCCCAACGATTACCACTTTGGCCAAGGTCACCAGAACCGTTTGTGCCAACTTTAGTAATACTGCTGAATGAAGGTGCTAGTGTGACGCCAATATTGATATCACCACCAACACCAGTTGCATTTGTAAGGTCAATAGAGTTACCCGCAACAAACTTACGAACAACCGCAGAGTTTGTTGTAGTTCTAATTAAGAAACCATCACCGCTCGTTGCAGACAAACCTGACAAAGTAGCAGCGTAGGCTTGAACATCAGAACCAATAACTAAACCAAGGTTTGAACGAGCGCCAGAAGCAGTTGAAGCTCCTGTACCACCATCAGCAACAGTAATATCTGTAATACCAGTAATTGTACCGCCAGTAATGTCAATGGCGTTCTTGTTTTGAACAGCCACGTTACCAAGACCAAGGTTGTTTCTTGCGTTAGATACGTTAGAAGCTCCAGTACCACCGTGCTCAATTTGAACAACGCCATCAACGTTTGATGCGTTACCTGTTACAGTACCAACCAAATTACCAGTAACGTTTCCAAGAACAGCACCAACGTGCACACCATAAAACTGGTTAGCGTAGATGTTAGAAAGAGAATCTCTAATTGCAACGGTATTTGGTTGAGATGTTCGGCTTGGTAGATATCCTTGAAGTTTCTTGGCATCAACTGTTGAATCTACACCAGAGACAGGTTCTAATAAATTTAGAATGTTTTCTGCGGTGAATGTGACAGTATCTAGCTTTTGTGCAACTTCTTGGTTTAAAGAATCAAAATTAGAATCAACCTCTTCAATTGTAAGGGGTCTTTCTTTATCTTGTCTTAAGTGAATGATAGCCATTATTTACCTTTTTCTAGTAATGACATCAACATAACCTTGATGTCTTGCATGTCGCTCTTGATATTATTTATTTCTGTTTCTAACTTAGTTACAGAATCAATTGTATGTTTAGTTTCTTCTTGTTTTTGAAGAGCAAAAAGTCTTTGCGTCTTATATGAAGCGAAAGACTTTTTATCAATATTTACGACACCTCCAGAGGAGGTGTCTTTTCTAAGATGGGTATATCCCTCAACTTTTTCTAAACTCATTTTATGTAAGCGCCAATACTCTTAGGTTTTTAATCTTAGGAACAGCAACAGGTCTAGTAGACTTCATAACAATTTTGATTTGTACGTTGTTGAATGATGGGACACCAGACTTAGTGATTTCACGTTCAACGAAATCGCTACTTACGTCTTTAGCATCGCTCACGTAACCAGTATCATTCCAACGTAGCTTTCTCAAATCAACGTCGTTGCCAGTCCAAGTTCTGTAATACACCTTGATCTCAGTGCTGTTTGGAATATTTGCATCAAAAATAACTTTGATAACTTCCGCTGGTTCAGCTAGAGATAGAGTTCTTGTAATGTAGTTAGCATTGTTAGAAGCTCCATATGGTGCAGTATCATCAACATATTTATCCAAGATAGAGATATTGAAATTACCGTCAGTGATCATGTCGATAGTGGCAGTAGTACCGAAACCGCGATCTAGAGTAATGATACAGATATCACCTTCAGAGTTACCAGCATAAACAGTTCTGTCTTCGATAACTTGAACATCAGTAATTGTGTAAGTACCGTCGATTAGTTTTGGAGATACAGCATCACCGTCAACACCAGTGATAATCATTACCTTACCAACGCTCGCTGAAGACAATAGGTTATCTGCAGTATCAATGTTAGTGCTAATCTTACCTAATCCATCAGCGTTATTCGCGAAAGATAGAGTTGGGTTAGCTTGAATGATAAACTCAGTTGCACCGCTAATATCAATTAGGGAGTTAGCAGTAAGAGTTAAGCTAGTATCAACAGTTCCGCTAACAGTAGAAACAGTACCAATTAGTTGGTTATCGCTCTTTCTGTATAGTTTGTTACCTGGGAATACTTGAGATCTAAACAATGTATCAGTACCAGTGATAGAAGTGCTAGAAGTGCTAGCTGTTGTAAGATTACCAGTACCTTGTTCTTCCGTGTCGGCAGTTACGATATCGTTTGCAGTTAACAACACACGAGTATCAATATCAGCAACGTTCAATTCAGAAGCAGAAGTATTGTTGATCAAATTAGAAACCGCGAAACCAGACAATTGTTGTAAGTCGATAACTGGAGACACGTTAGGGTTAGATGAAGACATAACTGCTTTAATTTGCAGAGGAGCCACCTTAACGTTATTAACAGTATTATAATTTTCTAATGCAGGGATCATCATGCGTGTGGTAAAGTTATTATCACTATTTGCAACAACTGGTAGATAAGAACCGATGACACTATTAGTGTTCATTGTCTTAGCATAGTAGTCAATCTTGGTATCAGTGAACACCAAGTCTGAAGTCTTTAAATATAAGTCGTCCATGAATAGACCACGTGTAATGGAAACAGAATTTCCACCATATTGACCAGTAGTAAAGTCTGCAGTTGTTCCAGACAATAGGTTGTTACCAGAGCCAGCTTCAGTTGTAGTCAGTTGAATGATAAAGCTATCTTTATCTAGACCTTCAGACAATACTGTATGCGTAGCATTCAACATGGTATCTGGGATACCCTTTGTTAAATCAATCGAACCATGGAAACCTTGCGGTACACCGCTGATAGTTACAGTTTGGCCAGCCATTAAACCATGATTTCTAGCTTTAATGCGAACCTTCGTCACACCATTAGTAATAGTGAATGGATTGCTATCTAGACCAATGTTATCTGGTGGTGAGTTCTTCAAGAACAGTTCAGATTGAACGTTAGTGTTAAACTTAGCTGTGCGCAAGACGAACTTAATATCCAATAGAGTATGGATTTCCCATTCTTGGGCGTTCTGAGAAGCATACAGAGAACCAGTTAGAGGTTGTCCAGCAATAGTGTTACCTGTCAAGATATCCTTCTGACCCATCTCAGAAACCCACATTTGGGCACCTGGCTCGTCAGTCATAACAACGAACGCATAAGTTTCGTTATCTTGTAGATAGATTGGAGATCTGAACTTGAACTGAGTTGGTTTAGAGCTGTCTTCAGAAACAACGATCTCAGAAGGAGTTCTTACAACTTGAGAGAACGGAATAACCTTAGTAGAAGAAGGAACGCCATTATCAGTTGGGCGAAGTTCTAGAGCAACTGGACGACGACCAGCTTCAGAGAAGTATAGGTCAATAGAAGTTACAAACGCACCACCTGGATTGTTAACCACGAAAGTCTGAGCCAATGGGTCAGTGCTATATTGGTATAGAACACGAGTAGAAGTTGTAGAACGGCGAACTGGTGGTAGACCTTGGTCGCGTGTGTTTTCGTATGCAGCAGATTGGATAAACTGCGCAGCACGAGTAGAAACAACAGTACGTTCTTTGTCAAGAGCGATACCTTGTGCGTAGTAAACAGCAGAACCTGAAGAGTCGAACTGTGCGCTACTATCAGATAGGTTATCTGTTAGTTTGAATGTACGCTCGCCAGTACGGAATGCCAAAGCATCAGTTTCTGGGATAAAGAATACACCAACAACAGAACCGTCAACGTCAGTTGTATTGTGATCGCCGATACTCTTCATAGTGAAGCCAGTAGTCGCGCCATTGATCTCATTAACAACAAAACCGTTATAGTTACCAGTAGAACCAATTGTAACAGTACCAGTTAATGTTTCACCGACACCAAAACCGTTCTTGATGTTAACGATGTGAATATCTTGTTGGATTGGTCCAATAGTATCTGAACTGTGAATTGTTCCACCATAAGCAACGACACCAGAAGCCTTCAAACGGTATAAACGACCTCTTTGGTTATCGTCATATGATGCAGTAGAATACGCATCAAACGCTTCGATGGAAGAACCATCAATGTTACCAAGAGTTAAAGTGCCACCGTTGATGCCAACAATCTTGAAAGTTTTCAAGTTAAGTTGTTTAGAGCTTGCAGCTGGATTGATAAGTTTATTACTTACTGGAATAACTGTACCAGAGTAATCTTGCCAACGTGTAACTGGAGTTGAGTTGTGGTAGTTTAGGTTGTAAAGAACAACGTGGTTACCAACAAACAAGTTGCTAGTGTCAGATACAACCATTGTGAATGTTGTAGCTGGGGAAGTTAGGTTAGCGATAGAAACAATGTTGATTGCAGTGTGAGTTGTGTTTGCAATAACATCACCAAAACCAAACGCTGGCTCAACACGGCTACCAGTTTCACCAACAACTGTTCTGTATACAGTACCATCAAACGCACGGCGTGGGTCGTCAGTTAGAACGTTGTTTTGAAGATCTGCCAACTCAAAAGACATTAGAGAGTTAGAAACACGTGTTACTTTAAACACATCAGCTGGCTTCACATATTCTTTAACTGGAATCTTGTCAAAGAATGGATAGAAGCGAGTAGTTGGCTTCAGGTTTTGGGCAACAAAAGTAACTGGTCTTGCTCTCATGTAAGGGATATAAGACATATCCACAACACGGTCGCCGTAAGACTGAGTGTTAACAGAAGAAGTTAGAGTAGTTGTTACACCAGAACGGTCATTGTAACCACTGTAATTTGTAGTTGTGGCTTCATACTGAGTGTTGCCAGAGCGATATTCTGATGTTGTAGTTGTGATTGAAGTCCAGTGAGTTTGCCACTCATTCCAATCAGTACCAGTCACGCCAGTATAGTCAGCGATAAACTTGATCGCATCGTAGTTGTTATCGTCAACAACAGTTAGGTCTGGACGACGGTTTACAGACTTCCAGTTGTCACCTTCTGGATACAACTGAACTTGACCTTTGAATGCACCCATAGAGATTGCGCGAACGTCCATTGTGCGTGTAGCATTGGCGTTGAAGATATAATCTTGTTCAGCATATGGAAGGGTGATAAGGTCACCAGTTTTTTGGTAAGTCTTGTTAGCACGGTCAGCACCAGAAGTTAAGTCTTCAACCAACTCAACTGCGTTAGTGTAGTGCATTGGGCGTAGAATCTTATTCTTAGAATCAACTGACACGCGATAGTCTTCATGTTTAACATCACCGACACCGTGACCAGTAAATTGGTCAACGATAAAACCGTTCTTGAAACGATCTAGACCAGTAGTCTCGTCAACGATAGAAAGTTGAGCAGTATCCTTCTCAAGTAGAGAAAGAGTTACATAATATTCTAGTTTGTTGATACGACGTTCTAAACGACCAATATCGCGCATTGTGTAACGACGATTGTCTCGTTGAGTAACAGTGACGTCTTTAACAGACTTAGTGTATGGTGGAACTGTAACTGTTGCAAGAACCATACCTTCTTTTGGATCATCTGGTTCTTTAGGGATTTCAGCAGGAACGCCAGTGATGATGTTAAACTTACCGAAAGAGTCAAGAGCAACTTTATCGATACGACCAACATAGTTTGCACGAGGGCAAGCCATATCAGAACCAAGCATAGGTAGCTCTGGGTTCCATGCGTTAGCAGAAGGTGCAGTTAGAACTGGACGGAAGTCAACAACGTCAGTCAAACTAACTTCTTTAGTCTTACCAGTCACAGCGTCTGTTGTGAAGTATGATGGGATTTCTTCATACTTAACTCCGTTTGTGCCGATAGTATATGAGTCTACAGAGAAGTAGTTACCACCGTTGCCGCCAGACTTAGAATAAGTGAAATACCAGTACTTAATACGGATTGGACCATTTGGTACAGGTTGTCCTGGCTTCAGGTTCAATGCGCCATAAGTGTAGTAAGAAGAACGTTGACCGTTGTCCAAAGTATAACGATCAGTAATATCTACAACGTTATCTTCGTTGAAAGTGTAAGTACCATCGTCTGGCGTCATTTCAACGCTTACTAGTTTGAAGATGTCAGCGTGCGCCAAATCAATAGTATTTGAGTTTACAATCTTCTTGTTCTCGATCTCCATAGAACCTGTCTTGTTCAGAGACTTAACAGCTTCTTGGGCAGAGTTAGAATATTGAAGAACAGAAGCGATCAAGTAATAGTTCTGTCCTGGTGGAACGTTGTTAAATGTAACTTCTGTACGATTCTCGTCGTTGTCGAAAGAAACATAAACCTTAGAAGTATCATCAACTGTCCAGTAAACTGGAAGACCAGAATCAACGTTGACTAACAAGTAGTTAGAATCATCTTGATCAGACAAGAAGTTTTCATTGTCAGCAGTTAGATCCCAAGTTACAGAGTTACTTGTAGAAGAACGAACTTCAAACTGACGGCGAACGATGATGCTGCTGTTCTTGAAACTATCAGCGCCGTTCAAGTAGCCACGTAGAGTCTTGATGTTGTTTTGACCAACTGGGAATAGTAAAGATTCAAAAGTTGGTAGGTTTAGCTTAGTGCTGAATACTGTGATACGTGCGTTTGCAATACTTACTGGTGCGTTACCAGACAATTGGAATGCAAAGTTTCCAAGCTCAGTGCCGTTAACAGTACCTGATGTTGTAGCAACAGTTCCAATGAAAACATCATTCAAGAATACAATGTCCCCAACCTTAATTGTTGAGTTGAAAACTGTTCCTTGACCTGTAACAATAGTGTTACCAGAAGTTGAAGAAGCAGTTCCTGGAATTGCATATGTTGATGGTGAAATATCGCAAGCGAAATTCTCAGTAACACCTAAACCAACCACAGATTTAACATCACGCTCGAAAGACTGCCCTTCGAACATCTTAATGTCAAACAAACCTAGTTTGTATACAGAATTAGTTGGAATAGAAGCATCAATATCAGATAGTTGAATACCTCTAACACGTGCAGTACCTACAATGTTAGATTGTGATGGTTGAATGCCGAGTGGTATGTTAGAGTTGTAGTCTAAGCGGATTTCAGGTGGAACAGAAGCACTATATCCTGCGCCAGCATCCGCGATAGCAATGTTAGTAATCTTACCGTTTGTTACAGTTACGTTTAGTTTAGCTGGAGTTGTTGGTGCGTTACTAGTTCTGTAAACAACAGAAAAGTGAGTAGCCCATCCTGGAGTGCTTTCATCCCATCCAGCAGTATAACCAGAACCGCCATCAACCAAAGTAACTGACGTCAATGCGCCTGTTGATGGGTTAACTGTACATGTTGCTTGAGCAACACGTGGTTGTAGAACTTTTGTTAGATATACCTTTTCATAGTTCAGGATATCTGGAATATTATAAAGATTCTTAATTTCTACATAGCTACCAAGATTTAGACCAACAGTTTGTTGATCAGTACGTTGGATGTGATTACCCTCAACTCCATTAATCTCGCGAGCTTTGTTGAAGTTAACAAATTGAGAGGCTGAAGATTCAATCTCATAACCTTGGATATATGCTTTGCCTGGATCTACAACTAGACAGAATTTGTTCTCATCACCATAAGTAACACCTTCGATTGGAAGTGTACCATCAGCTAATGGGGTGTAGATACCTTGGTTGATACCATCATTCAGGTGTTCACGAACAGATAACTTAAACTTGTTAACTTCATAGTTACCAGACTCATCATATGTACGACGAGCGAGAGACTTCTCTAGTTCGGCGTAAGAACTATTTGTAATTTTCTGGTGGACGCGACCATCAACGATACGAACTAGTTCAACAAACTTGAATGTATCCTTACCAGTCAGCGGTAGCTTAACTAGAGATAGAGATATTTTATAACGGTGTGCGCCAGGTGCCGCGAAGTTGTAAGAACCAGTGGCGTTGTCTAAGATAGATTCATCATCTTCTGGTGCAACTGTTTCTTCAGTTACTTTGAAACCAACACGGCAAGTTGGCGTGTTGTTGAATCGGCTTACATATAATTTTAGATCGTCGTTACGAACGAAAGTTCCATCAACGTAGTAAATACCAGCACCAACGTCGACGCTGTAACCGTAACCGATAACGTCAGAAGAAGCGTTATTAGTATAAGTTGTTGGAGTCTCGGAAGCAGAACCAGTCAACTTAATAACAGCTGTAATATCTGTAAGTTGGTCTTCCGTTAGACGGAAGTTTGTGGAGATTAAGTTATCTTCAGTGTAAGCGATAATGTTTTCGCCTGGTTGCAAACGATTAGTAATAGTATCGTCGGCAGTACCTTCAATCTTACAGTATAGAGTTGGTACGTTCAGTTGATCAACAACTGCAGAACCACCAGAAGTGTCAAGAACACGCATTTTAACACCAGATGTTTCTCCAGTGATAATCTTGTTCTTGAATGTTTCAATATAAGTGGAAACATCAACCGTACCTGTAAACTGCTCAAGTTTAATGAAGTGAACCTTATTATCTACGTTCACTGAACCTGGGATTACTTGAGAACCATTTTTAAATACGTGATCGCCGAAACGAGAAACTTGATTTTGCAGAATCGTCTGCAATTGTGTAAGTTCACGTGCCTGCACCGCATAGCTCGGGCGGAACAGAACGCGATAAAAGTCTTTCTTAGCGTCGTAATCGTCAAAGTACGGTTCTGTGTTAAAATCAAGTGCCATTCTTTTTGTCTCTTTAAAAGTTAAACAATAACTCTATTATTTAGTGTATTAAAATTGAACAATTGTTCGTAGTGTGATAGTTTCATCGCCAGATGGAGTGAAACCTTGTTTGTTGTCGATGTACAATACCTGACCAGAGAACTTATCAAAGTTGGGCATACCAACAGAAATAGCAGTAAAGTTGTCAGAGATGTTACTAGTTCTAATGAATACGTCATTAGACTCTGGGATATCGCTATCCAGGGATTGAACCAAGGCAAAGGCAGAAGATAGAGAAACGATTCTGTAACGCTTTTTCTGTTTAGTTGAGCCAACATAGTTTAACTTCGCGAAACCGTTTGTTTCAGTGCCAGTTGTAGAAGTGGGAGCAGAAGAACCCGCAACGCCACCTTCAGCAACAGCATAGATTCTTTCGTCTGTCCAAATAAAATCGCCAGTATTCAACAATAGAGAAGGTGCCCATTCAATATCTGGGTGAGTAATACGTTCAATGTATAGATCCTCGTCTTTAGAGAATCTTTGGATATTAACAGGAGCTTGAACGATAAAACAAGCTGAACCTAAAGAACCTTGGAAACGTTCAAAACCATCAAATACGCGAGGGTCTTTAATGATACCAACTTGACGATAGTCGTTACCAACAACAACACCTTGGTTAAGGTCGTTAGAAATGTTAGTATAGAACATCAAATTAGTCGCATACAATTCTTCAGGGGAACTCTTACCGTGGCCACCATATGGGGAAATGATAGCTCTTAGATTAGCACCAGATCCGTTACCAATAACTTTAATATTAGCGTATGTATATCCTTCACCTCTAGTTACGATTTGAACTTTAGTGATAGCTTGAGTGATTGGGTCAATGATAGCTTTTGCAGTCGCGCCAGTACCGTCACCTTCAATAAGGATGTTAGCAACACCATAAGAATAACCGCCAGAAACAATAGCAATCGCATCAATAGTACCAGCTGGCGTTAAGATTTCGTTATTTGCCTGTTGTGAAGAAATAGCTCCAAGAGACAAGTCAGCCGTCAACAATGCTCCTTGACCATCACCAGTAACACTTAGAGTTGCTTTAGTATAACCAACTCCAGGATCGTCGATAACCAAGTAAATAATTTGTCCGTTTTCGGTAATCGCTGAAATCTTAGCTTCAGACTTAGCAGTAAAGAAGTTAATCTCTGCCCCTGAACCGTTAGGGTCAATGATATTAACTGCTGGAGTTACAGAATAACCTGCACCGTAACGCATAACAGCATAACCAGTTGCAACAGAACCATCGCGTCTTAAACTTGCAACAATACCAACATATCTTAAACCAACACCATATGTTGCTCCAGCACCATCACCAGAAGTAAAATCAGGAGAAGTAGTGCTTGTATAACCATCTTCTAGGATTAAGTATAAGTGTTTTACACCAGAAATTTCTTGGTATACAGTTTCACCTTCAAACACTTCAGTAGTTGCAGCCCATGGGACAGAAGTATACTGAGTGCCGCTATTCCAAGATGGAGAAACGTGACCGAAGAAGCCACCTTCAACAACAGTGTACAAGTTAGAACCATTAGAAAACTGGTCATTTGTATAAACTTCTAGACCTTGAGACCACGGTGTACCAAAAGTAACATCTGGCGTACCAAGATAATTTTCACCAGCGTTAATAACGTTTGTTGAGATAACCTTGTCGGCATACAACTTAGAACGAACGACAGCGTAGTTTCCGCCACCGCCACTAATTGTAACTTCTGGTGGTTTTAAATAACCAGAACCAGAACTAATCAATACAACTTCGCGGACGCTACCAACCAATGATACATCATCAATAACACCAGTTTCAACAGTCGCTGCAGCAATAGCCCCGAAACCAACATCACCAGGAGCAGGAGTGATTACAACTTCTGGATCGGTATATCCTTCACCGCCATCTACAACTAAAATTTCTAAAATAGGTGAACCTGATAATACTGCAGTCATTGTGCAACCAGCGCCAGAAACGTCTTCTATGCGAATTGTTGGCACTTCAGTATACCCTTGGCCACCAGAAACTACAACAACTTCATCAATATCACCGTTGACTAGAACTGGTTGCAGAATAGCACCAGAACCGCCACCACCAACAACTGTTAGAATTGGAGAAACATAATTGTGGTTTGAACTGTTGTTATCAATTGTGATAGAACTAATAGAAGAGTCTCCAATGATAGCAGTAGCTTGCACGCCTTGCCCAGTTGGGTCATCAACGGAAATAATTGGAGGTAATGTATATGCAGAACCTCCGCTCAAGATATTGATAGCTGTAATATTCTTGTCATTTCTCAATGTCAATGTACCACGCATAGTAGTACCACGATATTTTAACGCTGACGTTCCGCTTAGAACAGTACCAAACTTATGACTTGGTTGCACTGGTCCCATTTGACCAGGAGTAGAAACTTCATAGAAGTCATCATAACTGTTTTTAATAATTTGACCAAGGTTTACAGAACCGCTTGGGATATATGGCGAGAATGATGTAAACGGAGGGGCAAACTCAATAGTTGCGCCTTCAGAATAACCAGTACCTTCATTAACGACAGTTGCTCGTGTAATAAGAATAGGGTCAGATTCTCTATACCCATCACCCGTCACAGAAACGATTGCGCTTGAATAATTTTCACCACGGTTGGTGATGTACACGTTGTCAATTGTGCCGTTTGAATAGAAGTGGTTAGTCAAAGCTGAAACCACAGGGATATATTCATCGGTATAGAATTTGTTACGGAGGTTAATTGGAATGTTATACATGAACTTCCAAATGTAACCATCAATAGTTTTGATTGGATCTAGTTGAGTGCCAGAAGGTTTTACTTTAGAAAGCGCACCATTGTTATTATCCAAACACTTATACACGTTGTATTCGTCAGTAACAACATAGAAGGCAGCCTGTTCAATCTTTTGAACGCCAGTAGATGAAATACCGATTACGGCTTTCATAACACAACCAGTTCCAGAAGCCGATGTAACAGTTACTGTTGGTTCAGAAGTATATCCAGTCCCTGGGTTGGTTAGAACAACGCCAGAAATAGAAGAACCAGTCAATTCAGAAACAACGGCAGTTGCTCCTGATCCGCCACCACCTTCTATGGTGATAGAAATGTCGTTTAAGTTGATGTAACCAGCGCCACCAGATGTAATGTTCAAACCAAGAACTTCATCAGAGTAACGGTCATCGTACATATCATATACTACATCAGACGCCCAATCTCTACGCTTTACAACGAATGCAACGTCCGATGGTTTGATTTCTTTAATTGTAATAATCTCATTACGAACTTCGTGATCGTATGTTAAACTATCAACAGGCGATGGTGGATTGTTCTCGTCAACCCACTGTAAAGTTTGACCTAGAAAGTAGTAGTATGAAGAAGACTTCGTAACAACGTCTCTATAAACACCCTCAGCGAGTGCTTTAAATAAGATCGATTTTACTAATTTTGTATCTGCCATTTTTATTCCGTCGATAGTTTAACTTATTATAATATAGAAAAACTTAGATTAACTTACTGTAACTTTCCAAGTGATAGCGATAGTATCACCAGCTTGCTTAGTAACAACTGGGAACACTGTACGGCAAAGCATTGTACCGTTAGTAGAAGCGTTGAAAATACCAGCTTCAGTAATAGCACCAGTACCAGTACCTGCTGGGAATGTAGCAGTATAAGTGATAGAGTTGTTTTCTTGGATGTTACCAGACAATAGAACACGACCAGTTTGAGTGCCTAGTGTAGTGTCTTCTGCTAGCGGAGAAGCAGTACCAGTACCAATACCCATATGAGTCATAGCAACTGGAACGTCAGCGTTAGTCGCAATCATTTTACCAGCGATGTAAACCTTACCAGTTGTAACAACTAGGTTAGGTACTTCGAACTGTTCAGTAATTTGACCTGATTCGTTTGTTTTAGTGACAGTAACCCAACCCTTTGGGCATACTTCGCTACCTTGTTTAATTTGTTCGTTCATAGAGTCTCCTTTAAGATGAGAAAGTTGATGGTCGTTCGTTGGCGTAGTGCTCTAATTGGTAAGAGCCTGTGTCATAGGGTTCTAATGTAATAAACCCATCTTCTCCATATACACCAGATGTTGGATCATTAATGGTATTTAGGGTGAATGTTAATGCGTGAGTATCGCCAATAGGAGCAAAATCCGTGAATGATTTTGTCGTCAATAACTTGGCGAATATTTCAACTAAGCTAGTTGTATCCTCTACAGTCTTACCAAAATATTTATTCACAAGTTCTGTCATAAATACAGTCTCAGCTTGACCTGTTAGACCGATACCTTTAGTAAAGACCTTAGTGAATACTTCTGATGTTGTGTACGAGTCTTCTAACTTCTTAGTAAATAGATACTTTGTAGAGTCTGTAAACGCATTAGTGTATTCTGTTTCCAAATACTTGTATGCTTTAAATACAGTCCCTCGGATAACGTTTCCATTGGAGTCTAACTCATAACTGTCATCAGCCAATACAGAATCATATAAAGTAACACCAAGAGATTTGACAAGAGATGTAAGACCAACAGAAAGAGCAATCTTGTTGTTGATTGAGTATTCGCCGAACATAGCCATACCAGAAGGGTGTAGCATAGAACGGACAACAGAAGCATACTTTTCTAGTTGCTCGTCGATCTTCAATACATAAGCAAACGCTTGGAAGTAGTACGAGTCTTGGATCATCATAGAATCATCCAAGAAGCCGTCGTTTGTTCTGTAATATCCTGGATACTTAGAAACAGCATCTAAACTCACGTTCAGAACAGCTGGGTTATCACCCAATGTGTCAGCAGCGTTAATAAAGAACTGACGAGCAATAGTACCAACGTATGTACCGTCTGAAAACTCATGTGACCAATAATCGCCATAGTTAACATAACCAGATTCAGTAAAACCGTCAGTTTTATCATTGAATCTGTAATTGTAGTCTGAACCAATAACTGGTTTAACAGATCCACCAGTGCCAGTAATATCTCCTGGGGCATTAGTGATTTGTGCATATACTGCAGAATACCCTTCACCAAAACTATCAACCACGATCTCTGTAATTTTACCATCGACGATCACGGCGTGAGCGGCAGCTCCAGTGCCATCACCTGTAATTTCAACTAGAGGTGGATACACATAGTTTTGACCAGGATTCAACAATTCATAAAAGACAATCTTACCGTTACTTGTAACGGTATATGTTAAGTCTGATATTTGAGATAATTTTCTAGTCTTTGTAGATACTGCTGATGTTGGTAGAACTGTAACTGAGAAGCTGGTGTTATAGAATAAACCAAACTTGATAACATCAATAGTTTTCAACCCACCAACGTCTGTTACAGTGGCTACTTTAAACCAGAATGGTGTACCTTCGCCAGTGTTTAACTGGAAAACCATACCTGGTCTGAAATTTCTACCAGCATCTACGATCTTAATTTTAGCTGTGTTTGGTAAGATAGTTGCTTGGAAAGATGAACCATACTTAACAGTATTATTTGGAGAAATCTCACCATAGAAGTTTCTATCAAGGAACAGTTCCCATATATTAAGGCTCTCGTCAACAACCACGGCTTTTTGTACGCTGGCTGTCACACCTGAAGATGCATCAACGCCAGAAACGACTGCAGTGTTGTAAATTTTCTTACCAGTTTGAATGCTGATTGTCTTACCAACTAGTTCGTTTGGATCACCTTGACCGACTTGAACGAAAATAGAAACGTCTTGTGTCCAACGACCATCAGAAACTCTAAGCATCTGACGACCAGGATAGTCAATGAAAACGTCTTTACCATATAACAAACGGAATAGAAGTTTATATGAAGACTCAGAACCTTTCGCAAGATACTGTTCTTTAATGTGCTTTAACAAGAAGCGTTCGCTGTTTGTCTCGGTTGAAACTACTGGATAGTTGTGAGCAAGTTCGGCTTTGAAATATTTGATGTACTCGTCTAGAGTACTATCAATATCCCTTATTTCTTTAAGGTCAACACCTTGATTATCCAAGAATTCATAATATGCTTCAACGAAAGCAACGAATGTTGGATATTCTGCCCTTACGAACTCTGGTAATTGTTGGGCTGCTAAATTCTTCAGCCCAACTCTAAGGTCGTTGTTTTCAGCCATATTACTTTAGGTTTCTAATAGAAGTGAAGACATAGTTCTTACCAGCTTGGTTAGAACCAGCAGCAGTCATATCGTTGATAACCTTAACGTTCAAATAGTTACGAGCAACCTGTACGATCTGATTGTAAGCTGTAACAACGTCATAAGATTCTGGCTTCAAGATAAACTCGAACGTTGCATCAGCCATAGAAGTGATAGTCAAGTTACGAACGATTAGAGTGCCGTTTGGGTAATCAACTTCGCCGATCTTAGGATTAACGATGTATTTGTTCTGTTGAGCGTCATAGTAGAACAGACGCAAGTTACCTTGACCATCATCGTCAATATAGTGAACGTTGGCAGTGTTTGGAATATAGAAGCCAGTAGAAATAACAGATTCTGCAGGAATAGTAGAGTTGAAGATCGGGTTGATCATATTCAACTTGTATTCGGCTGATAGGTTATATCGTGGAGTAAACTCACGACGAACTAGAATCTTAGTTGTGTTGTTTACAATAGCTTGGTCAACCTCGTCAACTAAACGAACGAGTTGAGAATAACGTAGAACACCGTCGAATTGCTTCAAGTTTGTGTCATCATATTCATAGATTGCTTCACGAATTAGGGTTTCTAACTGAGCTGGAGTCTTATCAGAAACCTTTGCGTTATAGTACGCAGTAACGTCAATCTGAACGTTGAAGTATTCTGGGTCAATAAACTCAGGTGTAATAGATACAACAGACTTCGGAGCGATGATCTGATTCTTGATGTAATCTTTTTCAGTATCAGTTAGCTTGTTAGTATCTTTTGGTTTAACGCAGATGAAAGTCTTACCATAGATTGGAGGGTCGTTATCTTCTCCACCCCAAACAACAACAGAAGATGCTGCAGGAAAGTTTCTGATGATTAGCGTCTTATAATCTTCAGTTGTAACTGCACGGTTCTGTGCGGCGAACATACGTGGTGCGTTATATTTGATAGCCTCAACGTCTTCTGGAGATGCACCACCAACCGCTGACGTAGAAGCAACGACTGTAAGACCAGAACCTAAAAGAGCAGTACCAGCATAAGAGAACTGGTTAGCACCGTTTGGTCCTTCTAATGATGAAACGTAATACTCAAATGTCAGGTAGTTACCATCAATCGGTTTGTAACCAACAACACCATCACCGAAGTAAACTTCATACACGCCGTCATCCAACTCTTTAATAAAGTATGACTTAGAATTCGAGTCCATGCTAGTAACAGCAGAGGCTGGAGTGTAAACAATAAATGTATCATCATCAGCTGTTTCACGAACTTTAACAATCAAAGTTGAAAGATCAACGTTCTGATTGGGGATAATGTATTTCTGACCTTGACGAATAGTGTAGCTGTATGTTAGAGGAATGCCCTCAATCAATTCAATATCGTTAAACGTATAAGTACCACCAACGGCAACAGTAGTAACGTCAGATGTGTTATAGAATGTATATGATACACCGTCGATAGAAGTTAAGAACGGCTGGTTCGCTGGAAGAGTAATAACGCTCTGGAAATATGTTGGCGCAGTAATTGTGGCGTTTACATATGCTTTTGCGCAAACTGCAGAGCTTGGGATATATCCAAGGGTCTTCGCGATAGAAACAACAGACGCACGCTTTGAAGCAGAGTCAAGGAACATCTCGTTGACAGCTAAGTTAGTGTATAGGTTGTTGTAGTGAGTATTATATGCTAGTAAGTCCAACAGGATGTTGAAAGAAGACCCTTCAAAATCGTAGTCTTGGAATTTCTCTTGAGAAGAAAGAAACGTTTTAAGATTGCTCTTAATTTCGTCAAAATCTAATGCATTAACTTTAATTCTTTTTGATGATTGTGCCATTATCGTGTTCTCTCTAATACGAAGTCAAGAGTTATTGGTCGTTCCGTGTTAACAATTTTAAAAACCACATTGATGTATAGTGAGTTATTTTCGTCAGAAGCAATAACGTTGACGTCGATCAAGTTAACTCTTGGTTCAAAGTTAGAAATGACGTCGATGATGGCTCTACGTGCCATCTTCTCAGTAAGTGGTGTGATGTTCTCAAATAGTAGCTCTCTTAATGGGCTACCAATTTCACTATGGAATGGTTTCTCATAGTGGCGGATTTGAAGAAGATTTTTGACGGATTGCTTGATAGCGTTTTCGTCGTATCGTTGTACTAAATCCCCCGTCACTGGGTGAGGGGAGAAGTTAAAGTCTAAATCAGAGAACGTTCTTGTATTTCTTGCCATAGATATTATTTATTCTTATTCTATAAAAGTGTTGTCAGATCCTTTAGCAATAACGTCTCCGTCTGCTAACTTATCCCCGATTCTTGCAAGATAGTAACCCTCAATCTTTGTCTTTTTAGACCCCTCAACTGGGTATCTTATATCTTGCGGGTGTACTGAAACACCTTTAGAGTGCGGTAAGAATTGACAAGCCTCGTCAACAACTCCTGGTTTCTTACCATTAAACTTGGTCTTAGATACTGGAGAAGATACCATTTTAGTTGGTGGGTATCCTTCGTGCCCTGTTGTAGTGTCCCCGATAACTGAAACTCCTGACATGTTATACCTTCATAATATACGCCAGTGCGTAGTATGGTGGTAGGTTTCTGTTAGTACCAGACTGTCCAGAATCTGTGATAGTTGTTGTAACTGTCGTTGTAATCGTTGGGGTGTGAGAGTGACTTCTTGAACGAGATATAGTCACGCCCCTGTTTTCATTGTTAGTCGATGAGCTGAAGTTATCTTCAAAAGTCTGCCCATTATATCCAGCGTTAGAAACTGAGCCGCCAGCCGCATACAAACCAGAATCATTGGCATAAAATGTAGCTGACCAAGCGTCTGTATCAGAAGTCAATGAGCCAGAAGATGTAGCGTATGATGTGGCAGTGTGTCCGTGGTTTACTACAACAGAATCTTTATTACCACCAGTCTTTGTATCAGCGCCAGTGACGAAAGTTGTAGCTGGTCCAGAAGAATCTGATCTAGCACCAATAACAAACCTGTCTCTTAAATCTGGTGTGTTGTTTGTACCATCACACAATCTCCACCCAGAAGGTATGTTTGATACAGAACCACCCCACATAACAATACACCCAATAGGAATTGCTGAATAATTCGCAATAGAAGTTTGGATGTTAGAAATATCTGTCTGGACTTTAAGGATAGTCTCAGCTTGCGTGTTTACTGTAACTTGGATAATATCGAAGTTTGCATCTAAGTCTGCCAATTGAATGGCACCAGTTCTTAGTTTAAACGTATTTGGGATTTGCATTTTATATCCAATTAATTACAACGTTAGACGTGTTCTTCCATCTAACTGGAGCAGCATTAATACTATTTATCCATTGTTTGTAAAGTGTTTCGTCAGCGATAGTTGTGTTTGATATGTAACGAAGTAAAAGCTCTTTATTCAAATCCCAATTATTATTAACGATTTTTGTAAAGACTCTTGTGTCGACTAGATCACCTTCACTGTAAACATTCGCAGTATAGGTGTAAGTCTTGTTTGGCGTTAAGTCTGGGCTATACTCAATAATTTGCTCCAGCTTTTCAACCACAATTTTTCTAAAGTTGTTCACTTCAATATACTCGTTAGGTACAGCCTTTGTTTTATACTTAACGAACATATTGAATACATCCGAATAATAACCAGAAACGTTGTTACCACTAATAAAGACTGTCTCTGGGTTAGTCTCCAACGGAGTCAAAACAACAGTGTATGTTTGAGATGGAAACTCGTCGTCCGAGTACGTGAACGAATGGCTGAACGCAACGTACTCGTCTATGTTTGGAAGTTCTTCAATATTCCAAACAGCAGCCATTATACTGTACCCTTCGGTGGGATAGTGTTCAACAAGAAGAATCCAGCTGGTAGACCTTTAGAGTTACGCTTGTATGTCTTATCATTGACCATAGTGAACGCCATCTTACGGTTGTTATCCTTACGATAGCTCATATGAATCCAAACTGAATCTGGGAAACGATATTCCAAGATAAGTTGATCATATACAATCAATGGTTCAATCTTCTGAATCATCTCGAACGTCTTGTTGTACTTGTCTGGTAGCTTCAACACAATATCAACACAGTGCCCCTTACAGTGGTCTGATGTTGGCGATTCATTCTTTACCACACCCTTCAAACGATATCCTGACGAGATAACCCACTGAGTGCCATAACCAGAACGACCCCCTGGTAACACATCAATAATTGGCTCCAAAATATTATTAGCAGTTTCAGCCAAGTTACCCACAATTTCCTGCACGGTATATAGACGTTCTTGACCGCCAGAAGCTGGCTGTAACATTTGAGGTGTTAAGATATGCTTCTTATCGGCAATCATCATACCAAGAACAACGTTCTTCGATAAACGGTAGTCGTTAGTGAAGTCGCGAGTATTTTGAATGTCGTTCTTATCAACTGTCACTGGTTTGTTGGAACCGCCTGTTGGTGTTGGTGCTGCCTCATCTGCAACAGGAAGAACAACTGCGCCGACTACACCTTCAGAAGTTGCTTGTTTCTGAGCAGCAGCTCTACCTTCTGGAGTATCCCAATCGTCTGGCGTTTCAACAACAGCCTTCTCTTCAAACTCTCTTGGTGGAGCAATAGAATACCCGATGACAGAGTTCAGCGGAGAACCAGCTGGAGGGGCAGCAAGCTCAACGTTACCAACATCTGCTGCACTACCTGCGCTAACACCGAAGTTACCTTCAGAGTAGTTCATATTGAAAGTTCCAGCTACATTGAAATCTGCATCGCCTTCAGATTCAATCGCAACCTTAGCACCCTTGGCTGAATAATCTCCAACAGATTGAACAGTATAGTCTGACTGAGATTTCATAACCAAATCGCCAGCGTCTAGTTTAAATGTGCCACCAACCTTCGCTAAGAAGTCGCCACCGACAGCCATAGTCAAGTCGTTGGCAACTCCAAGGTCTAGATTGTTACCAACCGTAACAGTGGCGTTTTGTTCAACCTTGATATTAGCATCAGAACGAGCTAGAATATTAGTTTGTCCATCAACGGTAATATTACATTCACCAGCAACGTGGATGCAACCGTTTTGTTCCATTAGGATGAAGTTATCACCAACGATATAGTTTACCTGTGTACCGTTAGCGTCAACTTCAGTGAATGTGCCTGCACGGTGATATGTGTTAACACGTTCTTGACCAGGAGTATCATCAAATTCTTGGATGTGACCAGATTCTGTTTCATATACCTTGTTGAAAGGATACTTAGCACCAAACGGAGCGGCAGGTTGATCCCATTGGCCACCGCTCGCTGTTGGAATACCCATCTTGCGGTTAGCGTCTTTTAACTTAACGACAGTGCCTTCAATAACACCACGGGCTAAACGGTTCACATCAGATTCACCAATGTATTCTTGTAGTGGATACTTATTGTTGGGGTCACGGAAACCCAAACCGAAAGAACCAGTCTCGATAGACTTTTTAGATGGTCCTGGTTTTGAATCAGTTGAATCTTCAACTGGCGGGATAGCAGCACCTGCATCCTTAGAAACGCCACCGCCACCTTCTTTACCATAGAAGTATTCATAGTAACGAAGTTTTCTAGCCGCAATATCTGGCGAGTTTACACCAACTGCTTTCTTAGCTGCATAGAAATAGTCTGGATGTGAGTTTGGATTAACACCCTTTGATACTCTGTCTTTGATGTATAGTGCAGCTATAAGAGCCGAAACGTTAATGTCAGTATCAAGAGAATCTGGATCATTAACGATGTCAATAGTCAACCCAGCAGCTTTGGCCATGTCGTTGTATCGTTTGTAGTTTGAATAACCAGTCAATTGAATGAAACCGCGACCATAGTATTTACCAGCCATCTCATCGCTCGTATGACCAAAGAAACCTTTACCACGCTTAGTTGGTCCATAACACCAAGAGAAAAACTCCTCACGAGTTACACCCTTTTTAGAAGCATTAGCATACTTGACAACATCTTCATCAGTTGCGAAACTGAAGATTTGTTTCAATCTAGAGTCTGAATAGTTGTATGATTCTTTTTGTGGAATCCAACCAGATTCACCACCAGCGATACCAAGTAAAGCACACTTCTGTTCTTTGGTAACCAAACCAACTTTATCACACGCAGCGATAAGTGCTTTGATACCTTCAGAAGCCTTCGTTTGTGTATTCTTAAATTCTGGTAATGGTGGAAGAGTTGGGATCTCTCCGTTTACTGGAGTTGTTTTAACTGCTTCTGATTTTTGGTCAAGCGTTGAACCCGTAATGTTAGTCTTTGACGCAACAACTGCTTGAACGGAAGCCAATGGTGGTTCAAATTCAATAATGTTCTCAACATAATCTCGAACAGGTTTAGAAATTGTAATTTGAGTTCCATTGTCAATAGAAACAATGACTGAACCATACTCAATACCAAAACCACTAACACGCATGTTGGCGGACAACTTTGATGTAAGATCCTGACGGTTATACTCAGGGTCATACAATTTAATAATCTGCCCATTCTGTGGTCCAGGGATACTTCTTAAACGGATAATGTCTTTACTAGCAGTATCAGTTTCAGCGATTGGTCCAGAGTCATCAAAGTCAATAGGAACAGGGTTGGTAGCGATACCGCCAACTGCACCCAACATAATACCTTGTTGGAACGAATCATCAAGATACATAACAACAACTGAAGTTCCTTCAACTGGTCCAAGTGGTGTATGGCCAATACCGTTCATAGCAGCAGAAGTAGTTGGTTGCATTGAAGCACACCAAGGTAAGTCTGATGTTGGTAGTAAGTTCTTATCGTGAGTGTGTAAACCTACAACACGAACTTGGCAACGACCAAGTTCTAGCGGGTCAACACGGTTTTCAACAACACCGAAGTAAATATTTTGCGCCATTATTAAACTTTCTTCTTCATAGAATCTTTAATCAATTCAATAAAACATGTATGTCCATCTACTGATATTTGATGATTAATAGCAGAAACTAGATATTTACCGCTGTTCACATCATCAATCAAGTCTTCGTTCCTGTCACTTTTTCTCATTGGTTGTTTCTTGTAAAGCGTTAACTCGGCAACCTGCCCGACTGTATAATCACAACGACCAGCCACAGTGATATTAATCTTTTGAGCCTCTGCCATCTTCAAGAAAGAAATACGTTCTTGAAGAACACGTGCGTTAGTTGTATCACCAAAAGAAGTAAAAGTTTCAAACGCTCTTGGGAAAAGAATCTGTTTAGCGTTACTTCTACCAACAACTTTATCAGAGAAAAGTGGGTATGGGTTTAAGTGAGTCTGTCTAGGAAACTTAGTTTTAATATCGAAGTTCTTAACAGTGTAAGTTTTCTTAGTTGAGTCGTATGATATCAGTTTAGAGTTATACATACCACCAGATAATCGATCCATGTAGTCGTACGACTCAATGAAGTCAATTTCACCAACACGTTTATAATCTTCCAAGATGTTCAGTGCGTTACCACCTTGAGGGAAGTTATCACGAGAATACTTATCCATAATAAATTGTTGGAATGACTTTGATTTGTAAAGACTCTCCAGAGATCTAAAGTTGAATCCATCTCTGTTCTCGTAGAACAAGAAAGATGGGGATTGGTTCTCAGAGATTGAGTTTTCAGATAAGAATGTTAAGTTCTGAACTGGACTCCAGTAAGGAGAAACATACTTAATAGTGTTACGGGTATTCTCAACATTGAACTTCTTAGTGCTCTCCATACCGTCAATCTTATCAACCACGAAAGCTCTAACAATGTCTGAGATCTTACCAGAAAAAACCTTGCTAACCTTCTTGTTGGAATCAACAAGAGATTCAGCTGAGATAAAACTTAACTCATAACCAACGGCTCTATCGCCAAGGTTCACTTTGTCGTTCATCTTGTAAATATGAAACAATCCGCTGATCGGTTTGTCTAATGTCGGAGTTGAAACTTTGATTTCGATAAACTCTTCACCAATCAATGGTAGCAGTGATTGTAAGTCAAACGATTCTTTTAATACTACTGATCCAGTTATAAATGGAGAAAAGATATCCTCGTAGATTCTTAATTGAATAATCTGGTTTCTAACGTTTTGGTAGATACCTTTGGGTGTGATGATTTCAACCTTCTCGATGTTAACATCGCCAGCATATCTTAATGTATTAGCGGGATTGATAATTTCAGGCATTATAGCTCATCTTGATAGTTTCTAAGAAGTGTTTCTAATAAACTAGGTGCAATTAGTTTAATTCTTCTCTTCTGATCATTCTCAAATCTATGCTGTACATCACCTGTAACAGCAATAGCGCCTTCAGTTGGGTTAATTGTAAAACCTTTATTATTTACATAATACACTGGGTTGTATTCTCTTCCCTCAGTGTTGATAGTTAGTTCAACATTACCTACACCAGAATCAGCAGTGGATCCTTCTTTACCATGTGCAACCAACCATGCATCATTATGGCTTGGAACTGGAAAATAGAAGTATTGTGTAGCGACATCTAGACCAATTGGGTCTACTGGGAAATTGATGTCAATGATAAACGAACTATCATCATCTCTGATATTGATCTTAACTGGAGCTGTCAAATACGCAGCATCAAATGGAACCTCTATGCTTGTAATTCTAATATGAAAAATAACTTGTCCATTCTCATCAGTATCCCAATACCAATCAGAAGAATATAGAGTTGGATTATAAACAGAAGCGATGTGCTTTTCAAGAACAGCTTCTGGTAAAGGGAAGTCAGCGCGATAATCATACTTATCGTTACACAACATAACAACCCAATGATACTCTGGTGTTCCATAGAACTTTTCAGAAATCATTTCTGGGGTTTCACCGTCGATGATATCATACTCATCAAACAATGTAACGTTTGATAAGATTTCTTTTCTTAGGCGAACGTTACGTGTAATATCTTTTACAATACTTGTCTTAACTCTATCACCATAATTAAAATCATATAGAAATTGAGGGAAGCCTTTGAAGTACATATTATAGACCTCCTGGAGTTAAACCAATAGTTTCTTTGGATGCAAGTTGTAGTTCTCTAAACTCTAGAGATAAGTTAATTTGAGTCGGCATACCATTAGCAAATACAGAGAAATTGCCGTTCGGTGTATAGTTGACGTTCATACTCTCTAAGATACAAGAAGTGTGCTTGTGGAGATTAAGGTTCTCTGCACCATTTGTGTAATACGTGATATCAAACTCAGAAGGGTAAATCCAAACATAGTTTAACTCGCTTTTGAACTCAGGGTGCATATGTAGTTTGAATTGGTGAATAATATTCAAAACGTTCTCAGCTTCAAACTCATCTCTTGGATAGAATTGATAGTCGAACGCAAACTTGCGGAATTCTACACCCTCGAACACCTGTTCTTTTTTAGGGTTCGCTGCAGTACCAGTAGCTGCTGAAATAATTTGGGAATATTTGTTGTTGGCCATTCTATTAGCGACAAATGCCTCGGCACCAGTAGCAGCGGCATCAGTTAAGTTCTTTACAGCAGCAGTTGGGTTATTAGCAAGAGCTTCACCAACTGAACTACCAGCGGACATAAGTGCCTGAGCACCAGCAGTGTTTTCTGCTGTACCCCATGTAGTTGCATAACGAACGCTTAACTGATTGGGTACATGTAAAGCAATAGCGGTTTTTAATCTGCGTTGGCTTCTACCATTGAATGGCACAGCATTCTTAATAGCATCAATGTTGATGTTAGCAGCTTCTGGTAAAACCTCGTTCGCTTTACCGACACCAGCATCAAACAAATTCTCTAATCTCTTAGCATTACCAACTAGAGAGTTACGCATACGAGCTTCAGTTTTAGGGTTTAGATCTACAGTCTCTTCAGTCAATGCCAGTCTTGATGCATCCGAAACGTTGATATAGAAAATCGCATAGTTTCCGCCATAAATAGGTGACAACAAGTCCATTGGATATGAGTGTTGATCCACCTTGTACTTATTCACTTCGTAGTTTTTTCTGGTGTTGTTGATCCAGTCACCTCTTGGTGGGTTGACAGCTTTTGTCGCTGCATCCTTAACGCCACCAGCAATACCTTTAACTCTATCAGCTGCACCTGTGATGTAGTCTGAAACTGTAGTCTTAGCAGATGTAACTCCATCTCTAATATAATCGACTATGTTTGCCATTTAGGTTTCCTAAATTATTCTTATTTGATTATTTATTTATGTTCCATAAATCAAGATATGTTCCGATACACCCTGAAAAATATTCAGGGGATGTTTCCAACATCATATGTAGATCTTCATGGGAAAGAAGATTCGCTAAATGGTGTGACTCAAATCCATCTATAATTCGTTGGAGTTCGGAAGAAACCGTCATCCCTTACGTCTGCCCAACTGATAATAAGTTACATCGCTATTTTATAGATTTTAAGATAAAAGTTCAACAAAAAGACGGGTCAACTAGAACTTATTTGATAGAAATTAAACCTCTAAAACAAACTGCTCCGCCTGTATTCCCTGGGCGCAGAACTCAGCGTTATTTAGCTGAGTCTTATAGTTTTATAAAGAACCAAGCTAAGTGGAAGGCTGCCACAGAATACGCTAAAGATCGTGGGTGGGAGTTCAAAGTTATAACTGAAAAGGAATTGGGCGTTTGACCTAAATAGTCAATATGCCTACTCAGATTAAACAAAGTCGAACTGCTGCCCAGATTGCTGCTCTCGATATTTTCGAGAAGAACAAGTACGATCTAAAAACAGCTTTCCGTAAATCCAAGGCATGGTACGAACAGCAAATGATTTTGCTGATGAAACAGATTAATAGTCCATGGGCGGTTCTAAAAGGCAACCCAACCCAACTAACTACTAAACTGATGCCAGGGAAGATGTATATGTACATCTATGACCCATTATATAAGTCGTCAATTCCATACTTTGACCGCTTCCCATGTACACTACTATACAAACGATCAATTAGCGGTTTCAGTGGAATCAACTTTCACTACCTGCCATACCAAATGCGAATGCAGTTATTGTATTATCTAATGCAATATAAAACTAATGCTAAGATGGACGAAAACACTCGTATCAAATATAGTTGGGCAGCTATTAAAGGTGTCCAGAAATTCGCTGCTGCAGTTCCAGCTTTTCATAATTATAACTTCGGTGGGTTAAGGTCTACGTTCAGAGAAATTCGAGCATATGACTGGGCTACTGCTGTTCTATTACCAGTTGAACAATTCGTTAAGATGCCTGATGATAGAATTTGGGATAAGTCTCGTCAATATGTAAACTCGATGAAGAGAAAGAAGAAAAAATAAATGGCTTCAAATAGACAAAAAGATTTTATTGCGGAGATCAAGACGAAGGGTATAGCTCGTACTAACCGCTTTACTGTCGATTTCACACCACCAAAAGCTATGCCTGAAATGACAAAACGCATGTTGCTTTTCTGCGAGAAGGCTTCTCTACCTGGGATCAATTTCGCCACAACTGCTAACCGTTCATATGGCGAAACACGCGAAGTAGTTTATGATAGAATGTTTGAGCCAGTAACGCTAACATTCCACGTAGATCGTATGATGACCGTTAAGAGTATCTTCGATGTTTGGTCTCAACACATCATAAATCCAATGGATAGAACTATCGGTTGGTATAATGATTATGTAACTCCTATGACTATTCGCATCCAAGACTTAGAGGATAAAGTTACATACCTCGTTCAACTATATGAAGCATATCCTAAATCTATTAGTGCTGTTTCGCTGGATTCCCAGAACAACAATGATACTATGAGATTGGATGTTACTTTCCAATATAAGTATTGGTACGCTGTACCTATCGAACAAGATCCATACACTCAACTAGAAAAGACTGCTGGTGGGTTTAAAGGTTACTTAGATAACTTCGCTGGATTCCAACAGAAATACCTTAAAGGTCTTGGTGAAGCTGGAAACTTTGTTACTGGTGCAGTTGGACAATATGCTATGCGTGGGTTCTCTCAAGTTACAAGTAGATTACCTGGCATTCGTTTTTAATTTTTGGATTTGTATATGAACACTGATGAGTCTTTGTCAAAAGTATTTGATATTGAACCTATGAATGAGCAACCAGTCGAGGTTCTCCCAGCAGTTGGAGATCCTTCACCATCATCTGCTAAAATAGATGATGACTACGACCACGCTAGAAATAATCTACGCGAACTTCTGATGCAGGGTAAATCTGCTTTAGAAACAGCGTTGTCTGTTGCTAAGTCTTCCGAACACCCACGTGCGTTTGAGGTTGTTGGTGGGTTGATGAAACAACTCGCTGATATAAACCAACAACTGATGGATGTTCACCAACAGAAAAAGAAACTAGAAGAACCTACTAAGGGAACAGCTTCTAAAGAAATAACACACAATAACGCTATCTTTGTGGGTAGCACTGCTGATTTGAGCAAGATGATTAAGAAAATGACAGGAGAATAATATGGCTTTACCAATGAACACCCAACCAACATTTAACATGGTTATTCCATCAACTGGAAAAACTGTTCGATTTAGACCGTTTGTTGTTAAGGAAGAAAAAGCACTTCTAATTGCTCAGCAATCTGAAGACCCAACAGTAATGGTCGACACGCTTAAGAACGTATTCAGCAGCGTAATTCAAGACAAGATTGATGTCAATAAATTGGCGATCTTTGATATTGAATATATGTTTCTTCAAATTCGTGGTAAGTCTGTTGGTGAAACCATTGACCTATTGTTCCAGTGCGACGAAGACCATGGCGAACAAAACGAAAAAGCTAGAAGTAAGGTGACTATCAACGTCAGCGATCTACAAGTATCTGTCCCAGATGGACACACTAACAAAATTGACCTGTTCAATAAAGTTGGTATCATAATGAAATATCCTTCACTTGAAACACAAGACTTGCTAAAAGACACAGGTGATGTTGAGGAAGTATTTAACCTAGTGGCAGATTTGATCGACTGTATATATGATGGAGATGAAGTATATTATGGGCATGAAACAAAGAAAGAAGAATTATTGCAGTTCTTGAATAACCTGACATCAGAACAGTTTGCTAAGATTCAATTGTTCTTTGAGACTATGCCTAAAATTTCCACAAAGGTTGAGTATAAGTGCCCAATTTGTGGTAAAGAACACCATAAGGTATTGGAAGGTTTGCAAAGTTTTTTCTAATGGCTCTCGGTCATGAATCTCTGGAGAACTATTATAGGATGAACTTTGCATTGATGCAATATCATAAATATAGTTTGGCGGAGTTGGAAGGAATGCTTCCTTTTGAACGAGAGCTATACGTTGCTATGTTAGTCCAATATCTAGAAGAAGAAAAACAACGGATCGAATCCAAAAAGAGGATGTAAGAAATGGCAAAAAGAGGCGGTAAGGGACCAATTAAAACCATAGCAAGGGGCATGGGTAAAGCCAACAATGCTCTTGGTCAAATCACGGCTGTGCTCGACCAGCAGTCCCAAGCCCTTCAACAAATTCAAGCTAGTGGTCAAAACGACGCTGGTTCAAACCAGAGCGACGCTAAAACCTTAATGTCTCTTAAGATTCAGCAAGCTCAACTAGAACTACAAAAAGATCAAGCAGCTTTCCTTAAGAAAATAGCTGACGGACAAAATAAGCAGATTGAAGCCTTACAAAAAGGCAACAAAGACTGGAAGACTGTCGGTGATAAATTTAAGGACATGAAGCGTAACCTTCAGAGCGCTCTTGACCCTAATACTATCAAGAAAGCCATGCTTGGTCCATTCTCAATGTTCAAGGGTGTACGAGACAAACAATCTGATTATGATTACGTCAAACGTATGAAAGCGCAGGGTGACGGTCGTACTGATAAGGAATTATTGAAGGCTTCTAAGCAAAAGCGTACTGATGAAAGAACTGCACTTAGATCTCAAGAAGAGATTGACCGTCTTAAAAAGATGGGTGCTAGTGAAGATGATATCAGAAAGAATAAACCAGAATTATTCAAAACACGCGACAAGGCATTAAAATCAGTAAAAGATTCTGGCATAGCTAGACCAAAAGGTTTTACTGGCGATCAACCATCGGCTAAACTACCAGAAACCCCTTCGGATAAAGGTAAAGTTGCACAATCAACAACTGACGTATTAGCTGAACAACAAGTCAAGAAAGAAAATGAAGCTGAGATGCTCCGCTTGACTGCAGGTCAAATGGACTTGTTACAACAGATAGCTAATAATACGGCAGCAATGGCAGGTATTACTAGTTCTTCTGCGGGTGGTGGTGAAGATTCTGGTAAGGCTGCTAAACCACGCAGCAGTATTGGTAAACTAGCATCTGGTATCAGTGATACTATGGGTGCTCTTGGTTCTGGCGTTTCTGCTATTGGTAAAGGTATTGGTGACGGGATCGGTTCCATCTTCAAAGGTATCCTTGGTGGTTTATCAGATGGCATCAAGATGTTCGCTTCTGCCAAGACGGTTGCTGGTATCGCAGTCATGGGTTTACTAACTGCAGTTGTGTGGGGTATGAGTAAAGCCCTTGAAAACTTCGCAAACTTAGACTGGGAAACGTTAGGAAAAGCTGGCGTTACTATCGCTGCTCTAATTGGCGCAGGTGCTTTAGCTGGTTCATTGGCGCCAATGCTTGGTGTTGGCGCTCTTGCTCTAACTGGTCTTGGCGGTGCTGTGTGGGTAATTGGCGCTGCGATGGAACAGATGGGCGCTGGATTGGAAGCCTTCACTTCTGGTATTGAACGATTAGCTGCAGTGAATGGTGACAACCTACTAGGTGTTGCCGCTGGCGTTGCTGCTCTTGGTGCCGCAATTGCTGCTTTTGGTGCTGGTCAAGCAGTTGGAGGTCTTGGCACCCTAGTTGGTAATTTGTTAACTGTTGGTCAAGATTCGCCAGTGGAACAACTTATTAAGATTGGAACAGTTGGTCAAGGTGTTAAAGATGCGGCTGATGGTCTTGGTGCTATGTCTGGAGCAATGAAGGAATTTGCCAAAGTAGATTCAAACTCTATGAAAGCAGTTAAAGACTTTCCATGGGAACAAGCAACTAAGTTCGCTGCAGCGGGTGGTGCTATGTCTGTCGCAGGTGCTAGAGTATATAATGCATCAAAGGGTAATGCCGACGAACAAGCCAAAGTTGATGGTAAGAAAGGTGGCGGTGCTATTGTTAATGCTCCAACCACTGTTTCTAATAGCACTCAAACGAACGTTGTTAAACCTCAGGTTCGTAATACTGAATCGAGTTATAACAAATACCTACAAAGACGATTCGCGTAATGAAAAAGGGAGCTTTTAGCTCCCTTTTCTTTTTGACTAAGACTTATTAGTCTTCTTTAGCGATCTTCTCAAAGTAAGACATTACATCTTCATCATCTTCATCCATTGCTGGTTTAGCAGATGTCTTTGGTGTGAACGCTGGTGCAGCTTTCGCTGGCTCAGGTGCTTCCATAGAAGCTGGTTCATCTTTAGCCAATTCTGCAGCAGACTTAGCATTGAAACCATCACCAGAAAGAACCTCATCCAACTTCTTCTTTAGATCAGCGTAAGACTTGAAGTTCTTACGATCCAAGAATTCAGACAACTTATGTTGCGCTTGAGCAACCTCAACGATCTTGTCGTCATCACCCAGAGCAGAAGGCTCTTGGAACGCAGACTCATCATAGTTAGTGAAGCCGTCCTTCTTGCGCATACGCAGTTTAAAGTTAGCACCTTCCCAGAAGTCAAACACGTTGACTGGCTTTTCGTCTTCGAAAGTTGGGCGAGCCTTATCCATGATTTTATCAAAGATCTTCTTACCAAACTTGAAGAGCATAACCTTACCCTCGTTCTCTGGATGCTTCGGATCAGAAACAATCAGAACGTTGGCGATATAAGACAGACGACGCTTTTGGTTTTGCGCAATCTTCTTGTTAGCTTCAACGCCAGAGTTCCAGAGTTGAGTGTTTAGTTCGCTAACAGGGTCTTGTTCACCGAGAGTAGTTAGGGAGTTTTCGATGTACCACTTACCAGTTGGTCCTTGGAAACCATGGCTGAAGACGCGAACCCATGGGAGTTCATCACCTTCTACACGTGGGAGGAATCGAATAGTAGCAGTGCCGTTGCCTGCTTTGTCGCCTTCTAGTTTCCAGAAGCGGTCATCTGCATAACCTTTGGATTCAGTAGAAGGGTTTGCGATCTTCTCAAAAGCATTAGAAATGCTGCCGAAGTCGTTAGAACGCATTTTGCGAAGTGTTTGAATATCCATTTGTATTTTCCTTTGTATGTAATTGTATTACGGTTTATCGTTTTGTATGTGTCGAATCTGAATCTCATCCTCAACTCCAAAGT